GAATTACGAGGATAGTACTCCCTGCCGTATCGTCACGAAGAGTGATGTCTCCAGTGAGAGTACCCTGGGTGATTACCAAGCCGAGGAGCCTGAACTTCTTTCCGGCCTCAGGAGTCCAGATTGTTGTCTCAGATGAGATGTCTACTGCTAGGAGAGACTTGAAGATCGTAGGCTCTGTCTGGTTCAGGCTCGGATAGAGCTGAACGAGCAACGGAGCGCGCTTGCTTACCCCTCCGGACGGCACGCCGAGGTCCGTCCCGGCAGCTCGCACGTACGCTACATTTGCGCTGTCTACCATGAGGTCGAGCGACTGCCCCTGGCCGTTCAGAGGACTGCTAGCGTTTGGCACTCGGTCTTGCCTCCTACCCTGCTACTACCATTCTCATCAGGACATCCGCGCCGTTCTTGGTCATCGTCCCGCCAGCGTCGATCCTCGCCTGCCGCTCCGGGCTGCCATCGGTGTACCACGTCACCCGGTCGCGGTAGCCGAACCACGTTGCCTCCCACCATGCGTTGTACCCCGCGCGGAGCGCCTGCCCGTCAACCGGGGTGAAGCGCGGTTCGTCTACGACGATGGGCGGGATGCGGTGGGTGACCAGAGCCATGCCGTCCGCTGCTGGCTCGATGCTGATGCGGCGCTGCCAGTCTTCGAGGAAGACGCGGGCCTCGGGCCGACCCGTGTGCCGTACCGGCATCCAGCGCAGCAGGAGCCACGCGGCGCCAGCCCTGCGCCGGAGTCCTTCGAGGTCAAACCACCCGATGTCCCCGAGGAGCAGATCGGGGCCGAACGCGGCTGCCCGCTTCGACCAGTCCGCCGAACCCTCGTACTCCACCGGGGCGTCGTCCGTCGGGGGGCCGAAGGCGCGCACGTCGATTGTCCCGGCGGCTCGGACGAGGGCAGCCCCCCGGACCGCATGGCCCCGGCCGCAGGAGTAAGGGGTGACGTAGGCGACTCTCATGTGTCCCACGACGGATAGACCTCGCCGGGGTCCACGTCAACGTGGAGCCAGCCACTCGCGCGCAGTTGTACCTGGTAATCGCCTGACGTTTGGTCCGGGTGGCAGACCCTGAAGTACCCCATCCCGACCCATGTATCGCCCGTCTGCATCTCCCGCCACCACGAGTTCACGACTGTAGACCCGGACACCCAAGTGACGCAGATCGGACCCTCCGTAGGGCGTATCAGGTTGTCCGTGTCCGGAGCCTCACCATCGAAGTCGGTTGTCCGCATCCATGTGAGCAGGGCCACGTCCCCGATGACGAGAGGAACATGGAGGATGGGGGCGGCCCACGAACCGTCGCTCTGCGAGAACCCGGCGTAGTTGCGCCCACCGCCACCGCCGCCGCCGCCAGCTCCGCCAGGCACCGAGAATATCGCTGATCGACTGCCAAACGGGATACTCATGGTGCTGCCGGAGGTGCAGGAGTTACTCTGTACTTGAACCCAGGGTCACTGCCAACTGTTAGCTGGGTCTCCCAGCGACCCATCAAGTCACTAACTACATCTGTAGGGCTGATGTCTCCCACTCCGGTGACAAGAGCTCCAGTGGTATCCCAGACTTCTAGCTGAAGTTTTAGGCGGATGCCTGCCACGCGCCTTTCGATGCCAAGATCGTCCACGAGCTGTCCTATGACGGTTACGGTGGTTCCTGGAAGTGGAAGCATGTCCCGACCTGCAATATCCCACAGACGACCAGGAAGCTGAGGCATCTCCTTCTTCCAAGCGCGCCGCGAACTTGTCCTCGCTATTGGAGCATCGCCCCACTCAAGGTGGTAGACTCTCCAGTTTATTGTTGGAAGAAGCGTAGTAGTCACCTTCTGGATAACGTAGTAGCGATTGTTCAGGTACACTGGAAGGCGATTGTCAGTAATCTTTACGAGCTGTCCAACGTGCCACCCGTCCACGTGGTGTCGCTCGTTACCAACCGTGCAAGTTCCACGCAAGATGCCGCGCTCCACTGCCCGCCGTGCCCGCGCGGCTACTGCCATCTTTGTAGTCTCGTCAATAGACTCCGGCGCATTGATCATAACCTGAGCATTAGAAGGGGACGGGTAGCCTCCAGAGCTTCCCCAGTTTACCCAGCCGTTGCCATTGTACTCAACTATACCTGCGTTTGGCCCGGTGCCCAGCGCAAACCCCGTCGCCCCCGTCACGTAGAACTGACTTACGTTCTGCGAGTAGTCAAACTCGTACGACAGGTCTCTGCACCCAATCGAGGTCGTTCCGTTCGGCGTCTCGTTGTCGATGTCCGCCGGAGCCGTAGTCAGTGAGGCAATATCCTCTGGCAGTCCCAACGCCAAAGTACCTACTTCGGTCGGCGTCTCCCACCACCTTGGAAGCGCCACGTAGTGAACGTACATGCCAGGGTCGAGCCAGTACTGAACATTGCCAGGCGCGAGCCCAGCAAGCATATCCATGACCGAGCCAACCGTCGCACGGTCAGGCGTCTGAGGATCGTCAGGGTCACCAATGAGCGGATCGACGAATGAGATGTATTCGTTGACGTAGGTGTACGCGTCGACGCCATAGTCTGGAAGGGAGACGGTCTGCATAAGGTTGCGAACGATGCTCGCGTCTGACCCAGACAGGTACACCCGTGGATCAACTGCCTTGAAGTCGTCGTTCTCTGACCGCCTCCACCACAGGTCGCCCGTCGGAGTGCCGACCATGCGACGACCAAAGATCTCTCGCTGATAGTCCGTACAACTAATCTTGTGAAAGCGCCACGGGAAAGCTACTGGAAGATCTACATGCGTCTTCAAGAGAGACCCCCTGAAGACAGGCATCGACTGCCCATAGATCGACGCAGTGACGTCAAGGTCCTCAAGGTTGACGCCAATGCCCTGGAAGAAGCTGGCAAAGTCGTAGTCGCCCATGTCGCGGTCTTGCAACGTAAACGACATCGTGCCTGGCTGACCCAGGACCTCTTCGATGGTGACGCCCCACTCACAAATCGAGGTGAGATCGTAAATCCCACGCAGGACCGACAGCTTCCAGTCCGTTACCACTGAGACACTCCAGGGGCTTGAACGGTGACGAGATCTTCTCGAATAGCAATACGCTGATCAACTACGCTTGCAATCACACGTCCGTCAAGCTGAATGATCAACGTACCAGAGCCACCATTGCCCTCGCCCAAGGCACCGACAGTGCCTGCTCCCCCTCCACCTGTGCTTGCAGCCGTCTGCCACGCACTGCCACTGCCACTGCCACCACCTGCCAGCAGGTCGCGCAACTGCCGAGCAGGTCCTGCTGGGACCACCATCTCTTCTGCATGGAGGTTTGCCAGTAGGTTATCGAATGGCACGTCCCACATGCCACTAGCCAACTGCGGTACTCGAGGGCCTGTGCTGACAGAACCAGCAGGGGGCGGTGGGAAGGGGATGGGCTCTGGTAGCTTAGGCAGTGTAGGTGCCTTCACAGGGGGCTCTGGGATGACTGGTGGTGGCTCGGTCTTCGCATTCTTCTTAGCGTCCTTGGCTGCACCTGCAGCAATAGCAGCTGCAGCTGCTGCACCAAGAGCAGCACCGGCAATCTTGACCACGTCCACAGCGTCGTCAAGGCCTTCGGCAAACTTCTTGCCGAGCGTAGAACCAACAGCCTTGTAGTCAATGCCAAACTTGTGTAGCAGCTTGATGACCTTGGCGTGAACGGTTGCCCAAGCCTCAGGATGGCGGTCGAGGTAACTCTGAAGGGCCGCAAGCTCCTTGGCAAAGGCCTCTGTCTGGCTCTCGTAGCGGAGGTTCTCAGCGTCCTGCTGCTGCTTGAGCAAGTCCTCGTTCATCTTACGTTGAGCTTCAAGGGCTGTAACCTGGCCCTCGCCGATGTCAGTCAGGCGGGTGATCTCCTGCTCAGTCTGGAAGTCAGTCAGATTCTGCTGCGCCTCAAACAGTGCCTTCTGATCTCCGCCTGCCTGAGCGTCGGCCACTGCCTTCTGGAGTTCAGCTAGCTTACGAGCGTCCTTCATGGCATCGTAGGAAGCAGACATCTCCTTAGCAGGCTTGCGTGCAGCAATCTCAGCAGCATCCAGTTGTGCATCAGCTAGATCGTGGACGTCCTGAATGGCCTTGAGGTTCTTCTCGTGGATGAAGTCGAAGTAATGCTTGGCAGTGTCCTCAATGGTCTTCCAGGCTTCTCCGAGGGCGTACTCCTCGTCGGCCATATCTTTCAACGAGCCAGCGGCGGAGTCCGCTAGCTCGTCGGTAGCTGCAAGTTGGTCGTTCATCCAAGCTGTCATAGTGCCAAAGTCTTTAGCCGCACCAAGACTGGCTTTGAGTTGGCCAGCTAGTCTACCGAATAGCCCACCTGTGAGGCGATCAAAGAAGCCACCGACCAAGCCACCAATTACGCTAAGAGCACTCTTGAGCGCTGCGATTGCCTTTGGATTCACTAGGCCGTCAGCCAAAGCGCCGCTCGTGTAGAGGCCTGCCAAGGCTGCGTTGGGAGGCAGCATAGCCAACCGCTCCATGATCAACTTCTGGATTGCAATGGCCTTGGCTTTAATGCCAGGATTGTTGCTAGCCAGGCCCTTTGCAAGCTCCTTAGAGGTCAACTCGCCGTACAGAAGTGCAACCTCAGACATGGGTGACAGCTGCGTCTTCAGGCTTTGTCGAAGCTCTTTGAGGGCATTGAGCGGAGCGTCCTGAAGGCTCTGGATGCCACTCGCCATCTCAAGCATTGCAGCCCCACCGGCTTCGCGCGCCGCAGTCAAAACACCATTGAGTGTAGCACCGAACTGCTCGATCAAGGATTGAGTGGCTCCAGCAAGCGCTTCACTGCCACCAGAAAGCTTACTCTCCATCTCCTTCATAAAGTCGTCCATCTTGGTATCCCAACCGCCAAGATCAAAGCCTGGAGTAATGCCCTTGGCAGAATCTTCCTCGATCTTCTTTCTCTTGGCTGCAAGCTCGACGGCGTTCTTATCCATCTCGCCAAGGATTGCAACTCGCATATCCGAGACAGCCTGTGCAGCTCCCTTAGCCCACTCTCCTACGAATGGGATCGTAGCAGACAGCTCAAAGAACCGTTGGATGAGACCAAGTAGACCGTACTCTGCATAACGAATGCCTTGGTTGAAGTCATCGAAGTTGAGAAGCACGAGAGAAATTGCAAACGCGACTGCAGCCACGACGGCTACAACGCCGCCCATAAGAGCCAACAGAGCTGTTAGAGCTCCAGACAAGCCAGTAACACCTGTTGCTGCTGCACTAGCAGAAACGCCAAGGCCCACATATATAAGAGACAAGAGAGGTGTTACGACTGCACTCTTGATTGTAGCAGCGAGGGCCAAGGTCAGAGAAGCTACAAGCTTGGTAGAGATGGCAACGGCAAGCGCTATTACGGCTGTCGTTAGGAAGGCTGCACTTACGCCAAGGTCGGCTAGGAATTTGCCAAACCCAGCAAGTGTGTTACCGATGCCTCTAAGCACAGGCTCGAGGACGTCTCGCATGCCTCCAATGTTCTCCTGCCATGCAATACCAAAGGCTGTTACTGCAATAATCAACGGCAGGATCGGGATCGTTAGACCGCCAACTGCAACAGCCAAGGTTCCCACGCCACCTGCTGCAGCGTACGCTGCTTGCCCTGCTGCAATCTCGGCTGCAGACATTCCACCCAAGGTTATGGTAGCAGCTCCCAATGAAGCAATCATGCCCCAAATCTTGGGGATAGCCACCATGCCAATCGCAACACCCATTGCATAGATGGCAGGCAAGACGTACTTAGTACCACCAGTCACGAGGAAGTCTGCAAGTGCAACCATTCCGTTAGCGATAGCGTTGAACAAAGGTTCGACTGCGCCAGAAATGGTCCGCAGGGCAACGTCGTGGAGAGTGCTAAGGGCACCGGCAGCAGTCCTGGCCTGCTTGGCCATCATTCCGCCGAAGCCACCCTCTTCGACTGACTTCTCCATACCGCGCAAGATAGCATTGATGCCCTCGCTGGCAGGAACGAGTCCGGCAGTCACTGCCTTCCGAGCCTCAGCAACCGAAACGCCCATCTCGTCGGCTAGCATCTTCCAGGCCGGGACCATTGCCTCAGTCAACTGGCGCATATCCTGAGCGTTAACCTTACCAGCCGTGTACATCTGACCCAAGGCAACAGTGATGCGGTCAAGCTTTTCAGCGTTACCACCCGTTGCTGCCACTGCGTCGCCTACAGCCTGCAGAACCACTAGCGTGCTTTCAGCAGCAAAGCCCATCGCCATAAGCCGTTGGACGGAGTCCTTCAGACCTGTAAACTCAAACGGGGTGATGTCTGCAAACGCCTGCATCTTCTTGATGAACGCGTCTGCCAAATTACCGCTGCCCATGAAGGTAGCAAAGGCGATGCGTGTCTGCTCCAACGTACTGTTGAAGCCCACGAGTGCGTTGGTGATGAAGCCGATCACGTTGGTAACCGCAACGCCGCCGCTGAATGCAAAAGCCATCGACAGCGTTCTGTTGAGGAACGAGGCCCGATCCGACGCATTGCCAGCCGAATGCGCTACGTTGTTCATCGAAGCCGCTGCTGCGTTGGCTGCCGGTGGGATGCGCCCAAAGTTGTTGGCTGCGTTGCCAGCCGCATTGGCCGCGTTGTTGATCGGGGGTGCTGCACCACCACCGGCTGCACCAGCTGCCCCTAGGGCAGCGGCCGCACCAGCGGCTGCGCCAGCAGACCTGGCAAGAGGTGGAACGGCGCCCGCTGCTGCCGCTCCTGCCGCAGCCGCACCGGCACCGGCGACTCCGCCAGCAGCACCGACCGCCGCCAGCGGCACTGCGGCCGAGGCTGCAGCAGCGCGAACTGCAGCCAACTGGGCCATGAGGTCGGCCAAACGCTGGTACATAGGGCCAAGATCATCAGGCGGCGTTGGCCCAGTGGGAGGCGCCGGAGGAGTAGGTGGTACACCAGCACCGCCACCACCAGAAGCAGCAAGGGCGTCGCGCGCAACCTTCGCCTCGTGCGCAGCCTTGGCTGCACCGTGGAGAGCGCGGCTCGTCTCGTCGGCAGCCGTTGCTTCAGCCTGGAGGGCCTGTGCAGACTCAATGGCAGCAGGAGCGAGCTGGTCGAGCGAGTCGAGGTAGGCCTTGATCGGCCCAAGCTCTACTGCCGTAAAGGGTAGCTCGACTGCTGCCTCTGAGCCAACGTGGCCGGGCAGCGTTTCCATTTGAACAGTAAGCTCGCGCAGCTGCCTGAACTGCTCCCAAGTGCCTTTGCCTGCTGCAAAGTCTGCAAAAGCGGCTTGTAGACGCCTTAGGATGGCTTCTGCCTCGCTGCCTGCAGCTGCCAGTTCTGGAACGGAATCTGCCCACTGCTGCGCTACAGCGCTAAGGCCCTTGGCCTCTTCATGCAGCATCATATCCTTAGACGCTGCTGCATCCATGACTGCCATTGCGTCAGCCATGCTTGCCAAAGTCAATGGACCCTTAGCTGCTGCCGCCTCCATCATTTCAATGGCTTGGGTAAACGCATTGATCTCTGTAATATACTGGTCGTAACTACCTTCGCCCGTTCTGATCTCCTCAGAGACTTGCCTGATTTCGTCGGCCATTACACCAAGTGCACGAGCTGGCGTGTCTAGGTCACGATTTGCAAGGCTTGCGAGAAGATCATCTGCACTAACCAAGGCCATCAAACGATCAGCTAGGTCTGCGATCTGATTAGCCATCTTCTCAGCAGCGCTGCCACTAGCGCTCGTTAGGCGCTCTACCTCTGCGAGAGCACTATTGGTTTGATCGGCAGCAGTGCTGACCTGCGTCAGTGAGTTGAGGAACCCTTGGAGTGCTTCGGTGTCCGCCTCACTGATAACCTTGGCCCCGACGCCCTCTGGTAGCATTGCTGGACCGGTTGCGCCGATCTGCTCAAGGATGGCGAAGAGGTCAGCCATCTTGGAGAGGTCGCCAGTGCCAGTGGCCGTCCACTCGCGTAGGACTGCTGTCAGCTCCATCAGCGCACGGATGGCAGGGTCGGTCTTGCCGGTGAGCGTCTCGAGGGACGAGCCGAGGAATTGGGCGGTCTGCGCCGCATCCATCTGGCTCTCAGAGAGTCCTGCGCCGAGTTGCTTGGCTTCAGCAATCTCTTTCTGGACCCACGCGGTGAACTCTTGGTCTACGGTTGAGAGCGTACCACGCATCTCGTTGAGTCCGTCGATCATCGGCTGAGCGACGTTTGCGTCCATCTGGCCAGTGGAGACGAGTTGTCGTAGCTCGTCCACTAGAAGAGCAACACTGACGGCCATTTCGTCCGCTGCGGTAACAGTCGCCTGCATGTCTTGGATTGTGTTGGCAAAGAAGTCGGCCCAGACTTGGTCAATCTGCTCAACCGTTGCCTTGCCAGACCCAACGGCTGTGAAGAAGGCCTCGACTGCATCGCCCATTGCATTCATGTTGCTCGGGTCAATTTCAGCCAGTTGACTGGAGGCTGCAACCGCTTCGTCTATAGACGCACCATACTGCATGAGCCAGTCGACAATGCCGCCCTGCGACCGACCCTCGAGGTTGTGGCCTGCAATTGACTCCAGGGTCTGCATAAGGTCGGACAGGGCAAGAGCAGCCCGCTTGCCAGCAGGCTCAATGCCGTACAGGACGTCGAGCAGGGCCTGGGCTTGCTCGGCTACCTTCCGCTCGGTAGGAGTAACGCCTTCCAAACTAGTGGTGAAGCGTTCGCTCGCTTCGGCTGCTTGGACGAAGGCTGCATCCATTGCCTTCATACTAACAACGCCGTACTCGGCCCTGGCCTCAAGCTCTTCTAGGCCTGCAACCAGCCCAGCCAGGTCGGCATCGGCATCTGGCGTAACGCCGATCGCAAACTCTTGGCTACGGATGGCGTTCTGCATGTCCTCAAGGAGAGCGTTGACTTCCTCGGTGCTACCGCTAAGGGCACGGACGCGGTTGATCAACTGGTCGATGTACGCTGACTTACCGCCGGCAGCCTCAATTGCGTTACCCAAGTCAGCTGCAGCAGCTGCACTCTCTTCAAAGGATGGCAGTGCGACCGTTCGATCAGCGAGGTCGTTGAGGACATCAGCGAAGCCAGCACCTGACGAAGCTGTCTCACTAAAGTCGCGGGAAAGCTTCTCTAAGGTTTCGCTAAGAGTGGCGTCGCCCATTGCCAAATCGCTTAGAGCGATAAGCTGATCTTCCAGCCACTGCATGCCTGTAGCGCTAGGCGTAAACTCGCCGCGCGCAATGGGCGCAAGGGCGTCGCGGAGCCACATAATTTGCTCTGTGATGGCCTGGGCATCTTCAAGAGTGCCGCTGGCAATCAGATCGTTAGGCTCAATCTGCAGTTCGCGGACGACGCCTTCCAAGCCCTCCAAGTAGCCCTGGGCGTCCTGCGCAGTCTGGCTTAGAGCGTTTTGAGCTGCTGCAAGACCTTGAGTCGCGCCACCTGTCGCGTCCATGATTGCCTGCTGCGCAGCCAACGCACGAGACACGTCTTCAGCTGAGACCACACCTTGCCGTTGCGCTGCTTCCAAGGTCTCGATGGCCATCGTGAATGCCTTGACAGCGTTCGGGTCCAGTGTACGGCCCATGCCTGTAAGGTTGGTAATCTCGATCAGGGCATCGCGCAGGATGTTCAGGCCTGATTGAGCCTCGCTCGACGCGCCGACAAAGTTCTCGATCCGATCGACCAAGGTTCCGAAGACAGCCTCACCGTAGTTCAGGTCGTGGAGGCTCTCGGCAGTGCGAGCTATGGTTGAGCTTGCCTCGTCACCCTTCGCCACAAAGATGTCAAAGGCTTGACTGATTGCGTCGGTCGTAACCTTGCCCTCTTTGAGGTTCTCGAGCAAGTACCTGACGATACTGGAGAGTGCATCCATCTGGCCAGCTTCGTCGCTGATGACCCCGCCCGATCTTGCAGCAGCGTCGGTGTAGGCATTAGCAGACAGCGTCAAGGCCTGGAGGTTTACAGCTGCCTGGCCAGTAGCTGGAGTGAGGCCTGCGAGAGCAGCCTGAAGGGCCTCCATGTACGCCAGGTTGGTTGTACCCGCAGTCGGGCGATCCATCTCTATGAAGCCCTGTCCTGCCTTTCGAGCAGCCTCAGCAAGTAGGTCAGCGTCGACAGCAACTCGCTGCATCTGGCCACCAAGGGAGCCCGTAATCACCTCAGCCCGATCAGCCATGTCCTCGTAGAAGGCGATTGCCTCCTTGACATCATTGACGCTGACCTTGCCGTCTTGTGCCCTAAGCGACAGGACTTCCAGGGACGATATAAAGGAGCTCAAGCGCACGTCGTCGATGCTTTGCGCAGTCAGGCGAACCTGCACTAGCTCCTCGAGCATTCCGCGGAGTGAGTCTTGTGCTGCTGGTGTAGCTCCGGTAAAGGTGGTCAGTCGAGCCGCTCCATACGCTGCCACCTCAGAGATGAAGTTCTGAACGTCTTCAGCGCTGCGCGTAGCAGAGGCACCGAAGCTCTTCAACTCTACTTCAGTGGCCATACCTGCAAGCTGGAATTCACGCAGGGCGTCAATCGCATCTCGCGTAGTAAGACTACCTCTGCGTATGGCCTCTTCGAAGACATCAATTGCAGCAGACGCACCAGTAATCAAGCTTGCGTTAAAGGGACGCATCTCTGCAGAGATAGCCCCAAACTCCCGCATCCGTGCCTGGGAGTCTTCAGCCTCACGACCAACGCTTTTGAGCATCTCGTACAGACTGTTTAGCTTGTCTAGTGCACCAACGTCCACATTGGCAGGAGAGACGGGCCCACCTGGTGCAGCAACGGCATCTCTGAGAGCTTCCAGCCTTGCCTGCAAAGCCTGGAGTATCGGTAGGACCTCGTTGGCGTCGCCCAGACTGCGCAGATTTAGTGCAGCTTCTGCTGCTGCGTCGCCTGCCGCCTGCTCGGCCGCTGTAAGGACATCAAAAGCTGGAGTGCTCTCGTTGGCCAAACGATTAACTGCGTCGCCTGCCGAGATCAGACCTTCTTTGTAGGCAACCATGACTGCAACTTGACGGGTCATCTCGTCAACCGAGATTGGGCCAGTGCCTGTCGTAGACCACGACTCGAGGCTGGCCTTGAGTGTGTTGACGTAGTTGCCCATCGTCATCATGACAGTGCCGGACTGGCCGATCTCATCGACGATCTGGAGCATTCGCTCAAAGCCAGTTGCACTCTGCTCACCGGCAGTCGCAGCAACCTCACTAGCTTGTGCAACGATGTCGAACGCAGCCTGCCCTGCCTCTCCAATCTGGTCGTAGGCTTGGGCTACTTGCTCGGCCTGATCAACGGTCCGATTGAAGCCCTCGCCCAAGCCGCCGTATTCTGTAGGCAGAGTGGCGTATTGCGACGCAGCCAGATTAGCACGTGAGAGGTCAGTACTCTTTGCAGCTTGCGCCTGAACGGCTGCAATCTGCTCTGCTGAGGCCTTACCAGTCTCTACGATCCGCTCAAGGATCTTATTGATCTCGAGGAGAGGCTCTAGCTCCACACTACTAAAGTCGGGGACCGCAAAGCCCTCACCCATCTGCACTTCGACCCAAGGAGCCAAGGCCTCGTACAAGGCATCAAACTCGTTTGCTGCTAGTTTGCCGGCTGCCTCCAGCGCCTTTAGGTTCATCATAAAGACGTCAGCCTTCTTACCTGCAGCGTCGGCAGCTACAGAGAAGGCCAACTCGGCTAATGTCGTATCCTCGACAGAGGCTGTTGCGTCTGCTGCACCGTCGCGAACAGCCTGGAAAACTGCACGCGCTGCCTGAACATCTGCGTTAGTAATGGCTCCCCTCTTGGTCGCTGCCTCCAGCTCAACGAGAGCAGCCTCTGCAGCCTTGACGTCAGTAATGTCAAAGGGCTGCAGCTTACCTCCACCTGCCAAGTTTTGAGCTGTCCTTAAGGTCTCGATGAGCTCTTGGATCGTTAGGTAGGCCCTCTCGCTGCCTGCACCAAGATTGTCCAGCCTGTCAATCAAGCCTTCAATGTAGTCTGCAAAGGAGCCGACGCCCTGCCCAGCAAGACCCATCTCAACACGCATAATCTCAGCCCTCTGGCCAAGGATGTCGATTTGGGCACCAAGCCGTTCGATCGGAACATCGCCAGTTCCAAGCTGAGCGTACTGCTCGACAGCCTCCTTGAGGCCAGGAGGGATGATGGCGGGTGGAATAGCTCCTATCTCGTTCTGAAGTTCATTCACGCCGTTCAGGATATCAAGAAGCTGCTGGCCCTTGGCCTTAGTCTTCTCGATGCCCTCAGCCATCTTGGCCCAACTCTCGATAGGAGCACCGCTCAGATCGAAGTTGGCAGGCATCAAGGACCCTGGGCCCTCTTGAGAGGCCATCGTAAGGTCTTCAACCTGTTTGGTTAGACGAGCCATAGTCGCAGTATCAACGTCGCCTGCACGTGCAATGGCTTGCAGCTGATCCAACAGTGGGAAAGTCTCGCTAGTAGACACTCCACCGAACATTTCCAGGTTCTGCAACTGAAGCATCAGTGCGCGGGCCTGGATCGAAGCCTCCGACATCATGCCATTGAACTGACTAGCTGCATCAGAGAAGGACTCGAACATACCACCAATAGCACCAAGGGCCTCGTTGCCCGTCGCGCCAAGGCCTTCGATGGTTTGGTCTAAGGCTGCAAATTCTGCAGAAGCCGCATCTGCGAAAGCGAGTAGCTCTTTGCCTGCTGGTGTAGCCCCTAGGTCGTCACCGGCCGCCTGTAGTCTTTGATAGGCAGCTTCTAGTCTTGCTACAGCAGCAGCACCCTCGTCTGCAGAGGTCTCCTTACCAAGCAACGCAAATGCAGCATTCAGGTCTGCCATCGTTAGTTCAGCTGCCTGAGCCTTTTGCTGCAAATAGTCTACCGCAACTGCTGCTGCGTCTAGGCCTTCAGGCTTAATCTGGAAGCCCTCCAGCAATGCTCGACGAGACACTTCCATTGCCTCTTCAAGCTTAAGACCTTGTTCCATCAGGTAGTCAACTGAACCACGCAAGGTCTCATAGGTCAACGGCCCTACATCCAAGGCAAGCAGGGCATTGTTTAGTTGCTCGAGGCCTATCAGAACTTCTTTATTTTCGGTGCCAATTGCGTTAAGGTAGTCTACAAGTCTACCAGCTTGAAGTTCTGCCTCTGGACTGATAGAGCCCAAGTCCTCGTACCGCTGCCTTGCCAAGCGATCAAACTCATCAGATAGATCACCGTACGCCTGTACTGCATCACGAACACTCTCAACGTCCATCTCAGACAGCGGGCTGACTGCAGCTTCAGCAGACGGGCCTAGGTCATCGAGGCGATTGCCGAGGTCTTCAGTCAAGCCAAGAAGGCGCTCGACCTCGTCAATTGCACCAGCATAGTCTGGATTGGCTGCACTGCCCCCGCCGCCGCTGCCAGTGGGAGGCTGCGGAGGAGTCGGTAGAGTAGCACCCAAGCCACCAATGCCACCTTCGCCACCCTGGTTGCCCTGCTCTCGCTGGAAGTCCGCTAGGGTCTGGAAGGCTTGCAAAAGCTCACGCAGCTTTGCGGTCAGCTCGTCGACTTGATCACCAACAGCGTCGAAGCCGCCAACCAGCGTAGAACTAAGGGCTGTCGTGACACCAGCCGCGACAGCCCATTCGTTGAAGGCAGACTCCATTCTATCCAAGCCCAGATTTGTATCTGTCAGGGCTTGGTCAATAGTACTCAAGGTCTGAACGAATGCGCCGGTCGGCCCACCACTTGCATTAACTGCAGCCGAGACGTCAGCCAAACCCTGGCCGACACTGCCTGCTGCCGTTGCAATGTTCCCCAATGCAGTCGGCAGGTTAAGGAGGACTGTCAAGAGCGAAGCCAGCTGACGCAAGGCGTCGGCAAGGCTGACCGTGTTAGTGGAGAGGCCTTGGCTCGCTCGACTAGCGTCGTCCATCGCGTCGCCAGTTACGTCAAGGCCAGTGCTCAGGTCGTCAGCTGCCTGGTCTGCGGTATCCGCTCCGGTTGCGGCCCCCATAAGGCCTCTGAGGAGGCCAAGCGCCTCTTGAGTAGCGTCTGTCTCGGAGAAGGCCAGATCTACGACACCACCTGCGGCCCCGGCAGCCGCAGCGCCCATCGCAGTTAGCTGACCAGTCGCTGCATTGGCAGCGCCGGTAGTAAGTCCGGCTCCTGCAAGCGCGCCACCTGCGCCTGCCGTAGCTGTAAAGGCGGTCTTGGCACTGGCTGCTGCGGCCTCGATAGCCTTCAGACCAGCAGCTCCGGTCGCAGCAGCTGGAGCCAGTGACTCTATGGCCTTAGAGAAGGCAATGACTCCTGCAGGCGTACCTGCTTGTGCAACCTTTGTGGCAGCGTCGGCAAACCTCGTTAGCGTCTGTGGAGAGCCTGTAGCAGTGGTGACGGCTGCGGCTGCCTTGGCAAACGCGTTTAGTGCAGTACCTGACTGCGTGGACGACCCAATGGCAGCTGCTGCCCTAGCGAAGGAGTTCATCGCTGTAGCAGAGCCACCGGTGGCTGTCGATACAGCCTGCGCTGCTTTTGCCAAGTTATTGAGGGCAACTGTTCCACCAGTTGAACCCTTGACTGCATCGGCTGCCTTGGCCAAGTTGTTAAGTGCTGCAGTCGTAGGCAGGATCATGTCTCCTGCTTTACGAGCTGCAGCACCAACAGCGTCTAGCTCACTTCGGGCAATCTTGCCGCCCGCTGAGACGCTAGAGACATCGAAGCCGAGCTTGATTAGGAGTGTGGCAAGGGTACTAGCCACTTGGCCTCCTGGGTGTAGGAGCCTCGGCAAATGCTGCGCCGAACGCTGCTGCTACCTTAGTCCGAAGCTGGTCTTCGTTTACTTCTGGTTCGTCACCTTCAGAAGCGGCCTGCCATTTAGGAACAAAGTCACTAAACGGTAGGACGTGGTCTTTCTTTACGTTGCCACTGACCAGGTAGGCGTTATACGCCAAGTGGGCAGTTAGGAGGTCGAGCCTTCTGTCTCCAACGGGCTCGAGTCGATCGTATGCAAGCCACTCCGCGAACTCTTGGCTGCTGATCCATCGTTGACAGTCGGCGACGGACCGATGGCCAAGGGCGAGGGTGAGTCGGAACCAGAATCGTCGCTCTGGCCTTCCCCCAGATCAGTTGTAAGTTCCTCCACTTCCTCGTTCGACAGGCCACTGAGTCGCTGGGCCACTGCGTACACACGCTGAAGAGCCTGTGCCGACTTGCGGCCCAGCCACTCAATGTCTGCCATCTCAAAGATAGGCTTTGCCGTCTCGGTGTCGTCACTGTCGACTGCGGTACGAACGACGAGCTTGGCACGGAGGTTCCGCAGGTTGACTTCCTGCGTCCTCTTGCCCTTGCCTCTGCTCTGCTCGATCATGGCCATCTCAAAGGAGTCGCGGTCCGTGCCGCTCAGCCCTCGGACGTACACCATGCCTCCCCACTCGGGGACCTCAACCGACTCGATCTTGCGATCATCAACGACTTTGATCTGATCGCGGGTTAGGACGGTAGACACCTGAAAGACTCCTTCTCAGTCAGCGGACTGCTGCCTACGAGGGCAGGGTGTAGATCTGAGGCTTGCCGGTCACACGGATCTTGGTAGTTGCAGCCAAGACGCCAGCGACTGGGGCCTTCCACGAGAAGCCCACAACGTAGCCGTCGAAAGCAATGTAGCTGTCGTCCGGGTCGTTCAGCTGAAGGCGGAAGCCCCGCTTGAGCTTGTTGTTGGCAAGGTAGAGGAGGCCAGTGGAGCCGTCGTGGGTACCAGAAGCGGGATCGAAGTTGACGTCGAAGTCGACTTCGCCTGCCCGCCGGATCGACGGAATGATCTCCTCGTACTGATCGGGGCTGTCCTGGTTGGTGACGTCAATGACGTCGAGGCTCACCGCCGGGCCAGTGATGTCCTTCACTTCAGCGATGGTGGTGAAGGAGCCGTTGTTGCCAGCGGCTGTGCCCACCTGGAGCAGGAAGCCAGGACCGCTGATAGCGTTGCTCACTCGAGTCTCCTTTACTTGGTATCAAGAGCTACGAGATGTTTGAGATTGCCTTGGTCGATTTTGGACAGGATGTGAATCTCTACTGATCCAGACCCGTCCAGGGTAGCATAACCGCAGTAAGGACAACCGAAGTTAGGCAGCCCCGACCAAAGCCCGATGTAGTACTCACCTGGTTCAGCCAGCGGAAACGGAGGCTTGTCGTCAGCCGAGGGATGCTGTGGCGCTGACCGACGATCCTCGTGGTCAGCTGACAGCTTCAAGAGACACCTCCTTCTCAACTGTTACGTTGAAGAAGATGAGTACGCGATCGTTACTGTCACGACCCATCGTACCAGGACTACCATTGGGGCGCACGCTCCGATAGTAAGTACCTCCTAGCGTTGTGTTGGTGATGGGTGCAAGAGCGTTCCACGCAGCTGAGGCCAAAGCGTCTGCGTCCTCGTACTTAAGGGCTCTGGCCACGACTTGGATTTGCGGAAACTCTGCGGACGGGTCGAACGAGTCCTGAATGTACTCTGGCGCACTGCCAGGATACTGGTAGAGGGCAAGAGCCGTGTCTGGCGCATCTGGCCGCGAGCCCAGGAATAGGTCCACACCTAGGTCACCAATCCCTAGACCTGCAAGATAGTCACCAAGCTCAGATAGGGTCGACATGGCTAACTCGTAGACCCGCCAAACTTGCCACCTGGTCCTCTAAGCCACCGGCCACTGCGGGTTTGGTAGCCGCCAGAACCTCGGAAACCAGACTCAAGCATCGCAGTAATGTCAGCTGCCATGCGAGACAGTGCACGACCGCTCGTCATCTCCTGTCGCACAGGGTCCTCTACGTACTTTGCCTTACCTACACGGTGAGGTGTCTCGAGGTCCTCGTGGACAACGAGAGCGTAATCCACGTCAACTGTCTGGTTAGGGCCACCTGAGCCTGCTGGACCTCCGTATACAATGACGGAGGCAACTATCATACTCTCATCGGCAGGTTCAACCCTACCGCTAAGCTTGAGCTGGCCCGTCCTGACAGGAACTTGCTCTTGGGTAAGAGTAAGCTCGTACTCAGCCTCTCTTTGAACAGCTGCACCGACAGCATCCTCAATGCCTGGCCCGAGACTTTCAAGCGCAGCTATGACGCTCTCGAGGCCTACGATTTGGACACTGACTTCGTACGGCATCAGGCCCTCAACTCCAGATAGTAGTCTCCCACGTCGTCCTTGGCACCTAGCACTTCAATGATTGCAGGCTGTGTGCCGTCGGGAAGTGTGAGGCGGTCATCTGTAGTTACGGCGAGGGTTGGATCGGCCAAGATTACTTGGACCGTACTGATGAGCTCTCGACCTGCGCGGCTAAGGGCTCGCTTGTTGACACGAACGATCTGACAGCGTGCTGCCGCCGGATTGCCGTAGGTGAAGTTGTTGAACTTATCAACGCCAGTCTTGGGCTCGAGCGTAACCGCGTCCAGCATGAGGCTAATGAGCTCAGCCTCAAGGGGGCTCACGGCCTGAGCTCCTCGTCGTTAGTGTACTCCATCATGTCCCGGCTGAAGACTGGCGGCACTCGATCGCCGTCGTCTTCTCGCATCTCCTTGTCTGACTTGCTAATGCCGCCAGCAAAAGGAGCTGCACCTCCAGAGGACGCAACACGAGACCAAAGAGTCTTGGCGAGCTGCCGGTAGCGATCTGCCTGCGACTGACGCCTGTTGGTCAAGGTAAGAGGACCGACTTTCTTCTCCTCTGCCTGGCCAGCATACTTTGCAGCTAGAATCTCAGCGCCACGTGCCGCCGCCCTAAGCGGATCTCTGTTCTCATCCTCCAGCAAGAAGTCTACCTCGCTGTCCGAGAGCAGCTCTACAGCAGTGTTAGTATCACCAACGTAGAACCTCACGCGGTCAGCTAGGGAGTTTGCAGGGTTGTCGGCGTATGGCACGACTAGTTGACCTCAGCTATCGCCGAGTCGTGGCTCTTGCCACTGGACGAGGTTTGGGGCTGTCAGCTGGAGGGGGGACAACCTTACTGACAGCCCCAGGATAGTTGTCTGGTACGGGTGTGAGGTATCCCCGCTCAATCAAGAGCTGGGCATTAGGAGGATCAACGAGTAGCTCTCCTGGAAGAGACACCGTATCCTCCTTTACCCTTTTCAACACCAAGTAGGTTGCCATTAGCGGACGGGCCTCCGGCTTTCTACTGGACGCAGTCGTAAAGGAAGATGCCGAGATCAGAGCTGACCTGCTTCATGTCGTAGGCCATCTCTGCCTCGATGCGATCGGCCTCGAGGTGCTCCATCCTGAACTTCTTCATGCGACTGCCACGCACCGATCCGAGGAAGCCAGTCCACTCAAACGTGTAGCCGGCCGACGGGATCATCAGGCCGGCACTCGGCGCTGCGTAGCAAAGGAGAGCATCCTTGCCGTAGATGAAGGACATGTCCTCGGCCTCGTTCTCGTCTGCCGTGTTCTGGACGACAGCAGGAACAAGGACCTTGTCGATGTCAAGGAGGGAAGCAATGAGGTCGAGGGTAAGGACGCCACGCTGGGTGTACTTAATCCGCTCGATGAACTCGCCGCAGTTCTTGAGGCCGTCGAAGACACGCTGGCCGATAACGAGGACATTCGGCTTATAGCCTGTCTTCTCCTTCATCGTCGTAGAGAGTGCAGCAAAGTCCTCGATGGGAGTCGAGGAGCTGCGGTCCCACTGGATGAACTGGTTAGTGGAAGCAGTCGAAGCACCCTTCTGATCGGTAGCCCCGGTCCACTTACTCTTACCAAAGTAGTTGTCGACCCAGTCAAGCTCGCGACGGAGGAGCATGTCACGGGTCACGAGGAGGGTACCGTCACGGTCCATGTCAAGCATGGGCGTGTCGGTATTTGCGCGATCCTCGTCAGCAATGTCAGTATGGACTGCCTGCACGCTGCACAGGTAGGAGTCCTTGCCGACCGACCAACCGGTGCCTGCCGACTCCGTGCGGGGAGCGCGCTTCTGCGCAGCCGTACGGAACCAGTCGCCACGGTTGTACTTGTAGTACTCGTTGGCTTTGAACTCAACGGGGACAGAGGGGAAAACCTTATCAGCGATAAAGTCTTCATTCCCCTGCATGAAAGCCACGCTGATGTTTGTCAGTGGGCGGCTGACGTGGAGATCACTGCCCGTAGGCTGTGCCATGTGCTATTTGCCTCCTTGCTTGTCTAAAGTCGTTTACGAGCCGGCGACCGTCGCGCCACCGTTGAGCAGCAGGACCGTCTGAAGGCTTGCCTCTGCGCCAGTCGAAAGCGCAATACCGAGGCAACGGTCACCGCTTGCTGCCTGAATGATGGTACCGTCGTCGTCCACGGTCACGTTGTTGCCAGCGATGAGGCCGCCGACGCCGACAAGCACCTTGGTGACGCCAGTGACCACAATCGTGGCCGCTTCGCCGTCGTCAGGCTTGTTCTGAATGACGCCGATGGCGCGCTCGCCCTTCGTGGGCAGAATCACGTTGCCGGTGGACACTTCGACGTCCACAGCACAGAACTGGCTACTGGTCAGATCCTCACCCGCAACGAGTGTGAAGCTAAAGCCAGGGATCTCGTAGGCCACCGTGTGGTCTCCTTTCGTGCGACTTCCCAGCTATGGGTTGATGGACTGTGCATCTACGCCATCTGCTCGTAGAGGCGCACCCCCTCTGCTGTCTTCAGGACTGCTGCCTGCGCCTCAGAGAAGGTCAGGTTCGGATTTGCAGCCTGATGACTCTTCGTCAGAGCATCCAGCTGCTTCTCGGGATTGGACTCGGCACGAGCGGAGCTACCAAGCTCCTTGAACGCATCAGACTGCGCCAGCTGCTGTGCAATGGCAGTCTGCTGCTCGGTGTAGGTGACGACCACCTCGTTGTCCTCGCCAAACTGCTCGGCAAGCTTCTCGAGGAGTGCAACGTGCTTCTCGGCATCGCCAGCCCACGGGGCGCCGTCGTTGGAGCCCCCGCGACCTGCGACCAGTTCAACAAACCGATTGTGACGATTGGTCTGCTGGATCTCAGCAAGCTGCGTGGCCAAGGTCTCGCGGGCTGTCTTCTCAGACATTGCAAGGGCCTCGGCTGCTTCCAGCTTCGTAGCCATGCTGTCCATCTGCTCCTTGAAGGAAGCAGCAGCTTCCTCCTGAGCACTCTTGATCTTCTCGTCCACCTCTGCAGCCGTATAACTGTTGACAGTCTCAGGCAGCGTCGGGGTCGGGGTAGGGGTCTGATCGGGCACGCTAATGTCCTCCTTGTCGGACTCGATGATTTGTGCTCCAGTCTCGCTGGCAACCAGTGCTCGAAGCACCTTCTCCTTGAAGAATGGGCGTGTAGTAATCGCACCTCCGGCTACGACGTTCAGGTGCACCTTACCCGAAGCAGGATCACGCCACCTGCTAAACCACTCGGGCGAGACGTACTTAAACTGACCGCCCTTGAGAAGAGCACGTCCGCGATCGGTCCACTCGACGTACGCGTCTGCAGAGCCGTTGTCGTTGACGCGCATATCCTTGATCCAAGCCACAGCACCAGACAGTTTGGTCTCGTGCTCGACATCAAGGGGGATGTTGTCTTGGTAAATGCGGTTCCTGACAGACGCTACTAGCGCAGTATTGAAGTCCTTGGTGATGTTAATCTCACCGTAGGTTGGGTGCTGGTACTTGCCTGGCGTAGGCAAGAACGGGATCCATTGTGGAGATGAGTAGTCGTCGGTAGCGAACGTATGAGCAACGAAGACTTGGAAGGTCGAGAACGCCTCTGACTCAGACCAGTCTAGACCTGCCTCGTCGTCGATTGACGCTGTAGGCAGGGCGTTCCCGGCC